ACTTGCAACCATATTGGTAGTAAAAAATATCAAAATAACTTTTTAAAATTTATAGAAAAAAGAAATGACAGACCTAATTGATAAAAACGAGGCGGCGCTGTCCGCACACGAAAGAATATGTGAGATACGATATGAGTCCATCTGTGCCAGACTAAAACGTCTGGAGCAGATACTCATTGGCACCGCCGGTTTTATTATTGTTACGCTATTAACCATTGTAGTTAAATTGCAATAAAGGATAAATAATGCTACCACTAGGCGCACTATTAGACATAGGCGGTAAAATATTAGACAAGGTATTTCCTGATCCAGCACAGGCCGAGCAGGCCAAACTTAAGCTGTTAGAAATGCAACAAACCGGCGAGCTTGCACAGATTGCCGCAGACACTGCAGAGCAACAAGAGCTTACCAAACGCCAACAGGCTGACATGGCGTCTGACTCTTGGCTTTCTAAAAACATTCGCCCGGGCACACTAGTATTTATTTTGGTTGTGTATACCACCTTTGGAATTGGTAGTGCGTTTAATATAAACGTTCATCAACCTTATGTAGAGCTACTAGGCCAGTGGGGCATGCTAATTATGTCTTTCTATTTCGGCGGACGTACGCTCGAGAAGATAATTGACATGAAGAGTAAAAAATGACACAACTATCTGTACACTTCACCTTAGACGAACTGACCCACACGGACCACCGTGAGTTCGACAACACACCAAACGCAGCAGAGACCGCCAACCTAATCCGTTTAGCTGGTCTCCTAGAAGACGTCAAGATACTTTTAGGTGGCAAGCCTATTATGGTTAACTCAGCGTTTCGTAGTAAGGCCGTGAATGATGCGGTTGGAAGCAAAGACTCCAGCCAGCACCGCATTGGCTGCGCGGCAGACATTCGAGTTCCTAACATGACGCCTGATGAGGTTGTTCGGGCAATCGTTGCATCGGAGATTGGATATGACCAAATTATTCGAGAATTTAACCGTTGGACACATATTAGTGTTCCTAATACTAGTAGCAGCAATCCTCGCCGGCAGTCTTTGATTATTGACAAGACGGGAACAAGACCATTTTCGTAATATAATTACGAAACAGGAGGTACTATGTACAAGATTATTATATCTTGTATCTGTACTGTTGCCATTGTTTTTGGGTCTGTGACCTACCCTCCGTTGGGTGATTGGCTAGTACAATATGAGAAAAAGTTTGAATGGGTGGCAGAGTCCACCATTGAGTTAGTAACAAAGTTTGAAGGGTTTCGCACCAAAGCCTACCAAGACGTTAACGGTAAATGGACAATTGGGGTGGGGCATTTAATACGCCCCCAGGAGCGCTATATGATCCATAGGGAGCTTTCTGAGGCCGAGGTAATAGATCTCCTACACTACGACCTTAGAAAGTGCTCAGATGCCCTAGAATCGGCTCTAAAGGTCATGGTTAACCGCCAACAAGCCGATGCCCTGCACAGCCTGTGCCATAACATTGGCCCAGACCGTATGGTGCGCTCAGAGGTTGTTTACCATCTTAACCAAGGTGACACCCAAAGAGCGGCAGACGCTTTTATGAATTGGACTACCCCGGGACTCAAGAAACGCAGGCAAACAGAACGAGCTTTGTTTTTAGCTTCAGAATAGGGCGAAAAACCCTGTTTTTGTGCATTAGTAGATATAAGGACTGATCATCCTTTAATCACCCATAACCTATAGGAACCCAAATGGACGGCTTTAAATCACTACCCAAAATGCAATGCTTTAAAGAAGGCGGCTCTGTAAAAAATAAAATGCCTGCTTTTTTAAAGAAAGAAACTAAATCCGAAGTTAAAATGGACAAAGCCCAAGACAAGTCCATGGTTAAAAAGGGTGTTAAACAACACGAATCAGCCCTTCATAAGGGTGAGCCTAAGACTGAATTAAAACTTAAAACTGGCGGTCGTGCTAAGAAAGCAGCTGGCACAGTTAAGAAGTTTGAAAAAGCCAGTGGCGAATACGGCGCTAAAAAGACAGCCGCAGACAAAAAGAATATCAAAGGAGCTAAAAAATTTGTACCAGCTTTTAAAGATGGTGGCAAAGCCTGTGCTCCTTCAGCAGCTAAGAAAGTTAAGAAAATGCAAGCTGGTGGCCCAGCGGATGTTAAGGATCCACAAGCCCTTACAGATAAGATTGCTTTAGAAGAAAACACAGCTGACGCAAACATTATTCCTAATGCGCTTAAAGCAGTTAAGCGTGTTGGTAAAAAAGTTATTAAGTCTGCTAAAGATATGTTTAGTGGCCAAGGCGCTGTATCTGACGCAGAAAAATCGAACATTGCTAAGAAAAAAGGCGGCAAGGTTAAAAAGTACGCCGGAGGCGGCGCAGTATTGTCTGATGAAGAAAAGAACTGGTTGGGTGGCGCTGATGCTACTGATCCATTTATCTTGGCTCGTATGCGTTCTGCATTAGGAAATAAAAAGCCTGCCGCTGCCGCTCCAGCACCAGCTGCTGCCGCACCAACACCAGCAGCTGCCGCTCCAGTAATGGATAAACCTTACCAAGCGCCTGACGTTGAGCAAGACTCTGGTTTAGCTTATCCGCAAGAAAATGAAATCCGCACTGTTCCAATGGCTACACCGCCTGTTCGCCGTCCAGTACGCCCAGTACGCCCAGCGGCCCCAGCCCCTTACCAAGCGTCTAACGTTGAGCAAGACTCTGGTTTAGCTTACCCACAAGAAAATCAAATGCGCACTGGCCAAATGGCCCTCAAAAAACCTGGCTTCTTTAGTGCAACTCCAAGCCAACAAGCCGACCAGTTTAGACGTAGTGCAGAACAACGTAAAAAAATTGGTGCAAGAATTGGTAATTCAATCGGATTAAATAACCCTCCGGTAAATTAATATGCCATACAAATCAGAAGCTCAAAAAGGGGCCATGGGTGCTGCAGCAGCTGGTAAAAGCACACTTGGCATTCCTAAAAAAGTTGGCAAAGAGTTTATGAAAGCTGGTCCAGCCTCTAACAAACTACCTAATAAAGTACAAAAGCGAGCCGCTGGCCGCGGGAGATAATCTGTGGCAACCTCGGGAACATTTAACCAAACTAAGATCAACGTTGACCAGTTGATCTCTTATGCGTTTCGTGATGCGGGTAAGACCGCAGAGGAAATGACGCCTGAATATGTAGACGCGGCCCGGCAAGCACTGTTCTATTTGTTACAAAATCTTTCTAACCGCGGAGTTAATCTTTGGTTGCTAGAAAACTATTTATGCGGCGCGGTAAACGCACAGCAGGAATTAGTTATGCCACCAGGAACAATTGATGTCCGTGAGGCAAACTGGGTGTACATTGTTAACTCCGAGGCAGCTGAATTTTTGCCAACAAGCAACCCGGACTCCCCGGCGGTATTTAACCAAAATTTAGATTTAATTTCAACGTCTATAGTTGGTTCTAATTGGTTTGGTCTTGAATACCAAGACGCACAGCCAGTTTTCTATGTTGGGTTTAATGGATACGCAGCCCCGGGAACCACAGTAACATACAACTTTGCGTATGAGGTAAGTAACGACGGCGTTACCTGGCAAACAATAAAACAGTTGCCAGCGACCACGTTGGCTGACCGTGAATGGGCTTATTTTAATATTAGCATCACCCCAAACTATTTGTATTATCGTCTACGTGAGACCGTAGCGACTACGTTTTCTATTCGTCAAATTGTATTTTCTACAAGCCAACAAGTTATTCCACTAGCGCGTTTAAATCGTAACGACTACTGGAGTCTGCCAAACAAACAATTCCCAAGCGAGCGTTCACTTCAGTACTGGTTTAACAGAGCTATTGATCCAACTATGTATCTTTGGCCTGTTCCAAACAATGACTTTCAAATGTTTCAATTAATTATTGAGCGTGAGATGCAAGACGTTGGTTCGTTAACTAACGAGCTTTATGTTCCAAACCGTTGGATTGGTTCAATTCAGTCAACACTTTCACACAAGCTATCTTTGCAATTACCCGGAATAGATTTAAACCGCATTACGTATTTAGAAAACATAGCTAAACAGCTTGAATACGACGCATCACAAGAAGAGCGTGACAAGTCACCAATCTACTTTCAACCTAACATAAGCTACTACACAAGATGAGCGGCGCATACGCAATGACTTATGACAACCTGGTTCAGGATGTCATTAACTACATGGAAAGAGATGACGCTCAGTTTGTCGCTCAAATTCCAAATTTAATTGGATTAGCTGAGTCAGCTATTGCCGCAGAATTAAAGACATTGTTGCAGCTTAATGTTGTATCTACAACATTAGCTGAAAACCAGGTTGTGTTAAATAAACCAACACGCTGGAGAAAAAC